GCTACCTCTACACTTCTCCATAGCAAGATTAGGTATCCAGAAGTTATTGCATCAAGAAACGGCATGCACCCTTTCATTCCAGCAATTCTATCTTCTTTATTTTCTACATTTGCAGATTGATCCCTTTTATTGAGAAAAGCCTCTCCATCCCTCCACCATTTTGGAATATCTTCTTGTCCAGATATTGGAGTTGGATAATTTAAAAGCTTTGACTTATCATCAGTCATACGGGTGTTTAGCTGAAATTGTATTTTTTTCATATATTTTATGGCTTACTAAATTTTTGTCCATCTGAATCTGGATTATAAATATAACCAATTTCAATAAATCTTCCACTGTATGTCTGATCTAGGTGTCCTTCATTTTTGCCAAGTCCTACTGGAGTTACTATACCTAAATCTACCTTAGTTAGTGATTCGTCTAAGTATAGATCTGCAGCCGAATCTTCCATTTCTAATATATCTACTACTATATTATTTTTTACGATTGCTATTCTTTTTGTCATTTTTTCCTCCTATTTATATTATACTGCATTTTTATTATAAGTATTTTTTTTGTTTTCTATATCTTTTTTTATATATTCCGCCTACTGGAATAGGATTTCCTGGAATAAATCTATCACTCATGTATTTATTAAATTGTTCTGAAAGGGTATGTCTTATTTTTTTTGAAGGGTTATTTTCTACAGAGTGTTTCCAGTCTTCTCTTTTAAATGGAATTATTTGAACAATTGGTGTGCCAGCTGGAATTGTTCCACTAAATCCTTTTTTCATAAAAAATGGAAAAAGTGTTGACATAAAAAAAGTATCTGTTTCTACTACGCCAGATAGTGTATAAAATGGTAAGTCAAGGTAATTTAATGGATGTGTAAAAATTACTGAATATCCTGGTGGAGTTTTTATTATATACTCGTTATTCCATTTAAAAACATATCTAATAAAATCTTCTCCCGATGGCATATCTCCAATTTGCTCTGCTGGATGCTTTAATACAGGATAGTCCGCATGACTAGTTTTTTCTATTACCCCCGCAAATGAGTAGGATTCTAAATCTTCATCTGCTTTAAACTCATAATCTGTTGCTGTAACCAAATAGTATCCGCTACTTATAGAATCTAAAAACGGTATACATTTTTTTAAAGATAGATCCATATTACCTTTTATTGATACTAATGGCTCTAATTTTTTATACCATTCTGGTATAAGATCTATTGATCTTTTTACAATAAAATGCGGTTCAGCATTTTCTGAATGCGGCATAGAATTACTTGATACTAATATAAATTCTAAGCACCCATCTTTTGAGGGGGTTTCTGTATTTTTTCTTTTTTTAAATATACTATTCATGAGGATAAGTGCTCTTAACTGAATAAGGGTTTATAAATTCTTCGTCTAGGTATTTATAACCTATTCTTACACTTTTATCCTCTACGGACACAATTTTAGGACTACTTAACAATATAGATGCAAGTCTTTCTTGGCAATGCATTATTTCAACAACTTCATCGTTAATAATAAAAGCTATATTTTCTGTTATAGAATGTATTGATGGGTCTGGAGATTTTTTGTGCTGGCTATACACATTTTTTACTTTTTTTATTTTTAAGAATATATTAATGGCCTCTAAAAACTTTTCAGTTTTATGCTGTCTGTATAGATTAGTCATAACACAATCATACCATTTCGTAAATATATAATCAATAGTTTTTATTGAATATATTGAGAGCCAACACTAATATCTTCATCTGTAATTAAATAAATATTATCAGAAGATATAATGTTTTTATGTATTGATGGAAGCATTTGAATATAGCCTACAACTACATTACTTGAATTTAACTGTTGCATTTTATTCTCCCCTAAATTCATCAATTATAGAAGTTTGTGTCGGGGTGTAAGTATTTGGAGCCTTCAATATACCATGCTTTTTAGTTTTTGTTTGTCCAGAAATCGTAAAGGATTGATCTGCACCTATTTGAGAGGTGTATCCAGATGCAGAGTATGCTTTAACTGTTACGCTATTTCCGCTTAAAACTGTTTTCATTCCAACAATAGCTGCTGATATTGCAAAACTTGTAACTGTGCTTATTGTGCCTGCTACATTTTTAATTAGCTTTATAGAATAAGATGTTGTGCAGTTACAGCTATATGGTGTTGAAGCATTGTATGTAGAAATGTTGGCGGTATTAAATGTGTATGCAGGATAGTAAGTATTATAAGCATTACATACATTGTAATAGCTTGCACAGTTTCCTGCGTTATAATTTTGCTCACATCTTTTGCAACATGTAGTTGGGCACCCTCCACATTGGCTACATGGCGCTGAGTTCCAAGATCCTGGAGTTAGTCCGCCGCAACCAAATCCAAACCATGATGGATCAATATTTGTAAACCAGCAGTAGTATCCTGGTGCTGGATTTCCTGCATTATATGCGCCACACGGAGTAGATGAGCTTGAACAGTTTCCTCCAGAAGCTGGAACGTATGTCGAATTAGTAACATAACTAGCAACGTTTGATGTGTTATAACATGTTTGGCATGTATAGTTTGAATCTTGGTAAGTTCCCCACCAATTATTTGCATCAGTTACCCAGAATGCAGTTCCAACTCCTGGCCCTATGCCATCTGCAGAAAGAGTAACATCCTCTTTCGTAAAGCTTAAAGTTGATATTGCATAGTCTGATCCAGCAGAAGCACTAATTGCCTTATTTGAAGATAGCAACCATGAGCCTCTTACTGATGACCATGGAACAGATGTTGTTCCAGCCGCATTACCAAGAGCACCGTCAGTTCTATTAAATGTTTCTATAATAGAAACTAAACCCTTTAGTCTTGATATAACGGATGAGGATCTCTTACTATTCTTTTTAGACATTTATACTCCTAGTTATATTTATTTTTTAAGCTGCTGTATCTCCGACAAGGAGCCATTCATCTGTTGCTATCTTAATCAAAGTCATAGATGAATACTGAACTCTTGATTTCTTTTGAGCATCTGTTGCATTAACTGTAACGCCAGCACTTTGAGTAACTGTTATCTGACCAGAACCATATGCGTAAAGTTCAACGTATGATCCAATTGGGAATGCAACAGCAGAATTTGCTGGAACCGTTACTGTAATAGCAGAAGCACTAGTAAAGCGTAATGATGCAAACTTATCTCCTAAAGCAAGTGTTCTAGATGTTGTAGCATCTGTTACAAATGTGTAAAGTTCTGGTGTCTTAGCATCTAGTTGAGTTTGAATTGCGCTTGTTACTCCGTCTACATATCCAAGTTCTGTTGCTGAAACTGTTGAAGATATTGCCAACTTTGTCCAGTCAATTGCTGCTGCTGAGTTAATATCAGCGTTTACAATTGTGTCATTAGCAATCATTGTTGAAGTAACTGTTCCAGATGGAGCAGAGAATGTTCCAGTAAATGATGCATTATTAGTTGGTGCTTTTGCGTCTATCTGTGTCTGGATTGCTGAAGTTACACCATCAAGATATTGAAGTTCTGTATTTGATACACTACCAATGGTTGCTGATGTTGCTACAATTGCATTAAGTTCTAAATCATCAAGTGATCCCTGTGTAAAGTCTACTGTTGTTGAAGGCTCTGTTGTAACCCCCTTAAACAGTTTCCATTTGTCTGCAGAAACATCTCTTACAATACCTGAGCGCTTATTTGCACCGTCGTTGTATGCAACTACTATACCAAGGTCTACTGTGTTTGCTACATTCTCGTTAGCAAGTAGAACCAGGTTATCTTCAATTGTAATAGATGTTGATGATGCATTAAATGTTGTTCCGTTTACAGTTAAGTTTCCATCTACAACTAAATTATTTGTAGATGTAACTGTTCCAGTAAATGTAGGTGCATTAAGTGGAGCCTTGTTATTTAATTGAGTCTGAATTGCTGAGGTTACGCCATCTACATAGTTAAGCTCTGTAGTTGAAAGTAGCGCTCCGTCAAGGATGTTGATTTCGGCAGCATCTGCGGTAACACCATCAAGGATGTTAAGTTCTGTAGTAGATGATGTAATTCCATCAAGGACGTTTAACTCTGTGGCAGTTGCTGTAACAGCAACATTTTCATTAATCTTTGGAGATGTAAGTGTTTTATTTGTAAATGTTTCTGTTTTTGATGCTGTTGACTTATCGTCTAGTTGAGTTTGAATTGCTGATGTTACACCATCTACATAGTTTAATTCTGTTACTGAGAGTGTTGCTCCATCAAGGATATTAAGTTCTGATGCAGTAGAAGTAACGCCGTCAAGGATGTTAAGTTCTGCTGTTGTAGCAGTTACTCCATCAAGAAGGTTAAGTTCTGCTGCAGTAGAGGTAACACCATCAAGGATGTTAAGTTCTGCTGTTGTAGCAGTTACTCCATCAAGAAGGTTAATCTCTGTAGCAGTTGCTGTAACAGCAACATTTTCATTAATTTTTGGAGATGTGAGTGTCTTATTTGTAAATGTTTCTGTGCCAGCCTTAGTTGCAAGTGCTGCTGTATCTGCAATACCATGTATGCTTGTTGTATCGGTTTCATGTGCTGACACCTTTGATGTAGCATCTGCGGCAGCTGTTTGCTCTGCAGCAGTTTTTGCAGTAGAAACATCTGACATAAAAGCAACACCAGTTGTTAATTGATTAGATGGAACTCTTCCGTCTACCAATGAGGCTACTGTTGAGCCAACTGTAGCTGTAGTAACATATGCACTTAATGCAGATGATACCCAAGACTCTATTGCTACTGTTCCAGTTTCATTTGGAAATGTAATTGTTCTATCTCCAGTTGGATCCACAACCGTAAGCTTTGTTTCATATGCATTATCTGTTGCGCCTTCAAAAATCAAGGCCTTCGCAGCAGATAAAGCAATATCTTCTGATGATGTCCATGCTCCGCTATCGCTTGACCATAGAATAGTTTTATCTGTTGCGCCTTTTAATACTATACCTCCGCCATTTGCTGTAATATCTGTTGGAGTATCAACTGATCCAATTTCTATATTTTTATCGTCAACAGATAAAGTTGTAGAATTTAATGTGGTTGTTGTTCCATTTACTGTAAGGTCTCCAGATACTGTTAAAGAAGAAAGAGTTCCAACTGATGTTATGTCTGTAAGATTACCAGTTGTAATCATAGTTCCTGTTGCATTTGGAACTGTAATAGTTCTGTCTGCAGTTGGATCTGTAATCTCTATTGATGTTTCGTATGAATTATCTGTTGCACCTTCAACAATTATTTTAGATCCTGGAACTACTAGATTTGATGAAGCATCTAGTCCAGCAACTCCAGTTGCTCCACCTATTGCAGAGTTTAGAACATAGCTATTTAAATTAGATGTTAATGCTACTGTTCCAGTTGTATCAGGGAATGTAATGGTTCTGTCTGCGGTAGGATCTGTAACTGTTAATGTTGTTTCAAATGCGTTAGCAGTAGAACCCTCAATAACAATTGAAGAGTCTGAAATAGTAAGACCTGAAACTGTTGGGCTAGTTAAAGTCTTATTTGTTAAAGTTTCTGTTCCTGCAAGTGATGCTACATCAGCATCAGATACTGCAGTATTTAACTGAGCAAGTGTTGATGTAACTGTGTTTGAACCAAGTGAAATTGACTTGTTTGTTAGAGTATCTGTTGAATCTCTAAGAACTACTGTTCCTGTTGCATCTTGAAATGTTACAGTTCTATCTGCTGTTGGATCTGTTACTTCCAATGTAGTTTCATGAGCGTTAGCTGTTGTGCCTTCAACAATTATGCTAGATCCTGGAATAATTAAATTAGACGATGAATTTAAAGCTGGAGGAAATGTAGCTGTGCCAACGTCTGCAATTCGAACATAGTCATCTACTGTATTTGTAAGATCAGTAGGTCGTGTTGCTGCATATGCCAGAGTGGTCCATGCTGTAGATCCGTCACCTATCTTAAATTTACCAGTGTCTGACTCAACGCCAATCTCGCCTGGTTCAAGAGTCGGGTCTGCTGATGTCCACGCAGAGGAATTACCTCTTCTATTTTGTATACGAATTAATGTCATTTTTTCTCCTCCAAAATATATTTACTATATTTATAGTTAATTATACCATCTTGTTTTTTTATTACGGTGCTCCACCGTCGACAACGGTAGAAATTTCATCTGTTGGAGATCCTCCAGAATATGAATACTCAAATGCCTCTGTAGAAGGATTTCCTCCACTTATTGGTGAGACTGTTGCCAAAATAAGCCACAATCCTCCGTAGTAGATTTTTAAAGAATTTGTATCTATATCAAAGAACAACTGGCCTGGCTGAGGGGAGGCTGTGTCTGTTGATCCAGTAGGCACTATTGCGGCCCCAGCTGCAAGACTTATTGCATTTGTTGAATCTGAATAGGTTACAGTAATTCCAGTATGTGTTCCGTTTGCAAGGGCTGTTCCTAATGCATCTTGTGCTCTTTCATCTGTGAAATACTTGTTAGTAGACCCTTCTGTTAAATTATCAGTTGTAGAATCTGCTACTCCGTTTTCAGCTGTAATAGTAAGGCCAGTCTTGTCACCAGTAATAGTAATGTTAGACTTTGTGGCCCCTGTTAGAAGTGATGCGGCAAATGCTTTAGTTGCCAACTCTGCTGTGTCTGCAATTCCATGAACATCTGTTGTATCGGAAGAATGTGTCGACACTGCAGTATCTGCATATGTCTTTGTTGCTACTGTTGAATCAATATCAATTGTAAGAGTATTATTGTTGTCATCATAAACCTTATCAAGTCCTACACCAGCGACTATTGCTGTATTTACAGCATCTTGTGCTAACTCTGTAATTGCAGAAGCATTTGCCTTAAGGTCAAGGGCTGTCTGTGTTGCAGTTGAAATTGGCTTATTAGCATCTGAAGTATTGTCTACATTTGCAAGACCTACATCAGACTTTGTAATACCAGTAGGTGTATTAATTACTGGAGAGGTAAGTGTCTTATTTGTTAAAGTTTCTGTTCCTGCAAGAGATGCTACATCAGCATCGCTAACTGCAGTATTTAGTTGAGCAAGAGTCGATGTAACTGTATTTGAGCCAAGTGAGATTGACTTGTTTGTTAAAGTTTCTGTTCCTGCAAGTGAGGCAAAGTCTGCATCAGTAACTGCTGTATTAAATTGTGCAAGTGTTCCTGATACTGTGTTTGAGCCAAGAGCAACTGTCTTATTTGTTAAGGTTTCTGAACCTGCGAGAGAGGCTACATCTGCATCAGATACTGCAGTATTTAGTTGAGCAAGAGTTGATGTAACTGTATTTGTAGCAAGTGAGATTGACTTGTTTGTAAGGGTCTGTGTTCCAGTTGTTGTTGCAAGGATACTAGTATCTGCAATACCGTGAATATTTGTAGTATCCGATTCATGATTTGATAAATTGGTTGCTATTGTAGTAAAGAATGTTGGATCATCGTTAATTGCTGCAGCTATTTCATTTAAAGTATCTAAAGCTGGTGGTGCTAAATCAATTAAATTAGAGATAGATGTGTCTACATAAGATTTACTTGCAATTGTGGAAGAGTCTACTGATATTGTTATAGTGTTAGCACTATCATTATAAGACTTAGTAATTCCAGTTCCCGCTGTTAATGCAGAGTTTACAGCATCTTGAGATAACTCTGATAAATCAGATGGTAATACAGAAGAATATGAAAGACTTGTCCATGCAGATGAACCTGTTCCAATTTTAAATTTTCCAGTATCTGTTTCAAAGCCAAACTCTCCAGCAGATAATGTAGGATTATTTGAAGTCCAATTACTAGCAGAATCTCTTCTTATTTGTATTTTCGTTGCCATTTTTACCCCCAGAACATATCTTCATTATACATTATAGTATGTATTAACAAAAGTAGTGTCTGAGGACTCCCCTCCGTCTAAAATTAAATCGAAGGAGATGGTCGAAGAACTTCCACCATCTACTGGACTATCCGCTTCTGATTTATATGCAATTTCATTCCAAATATTATTATAGGCTATAACAAATCTTCCAGTTGATGTGTTATATGCTATTGTCCCATTGGTAGGATTTGAAGAATATGAGTTTATTGTTTGAACTGTTGTGGCAGTTGAGCCTTCACCAGAATTTCCAATTTCTTCCCATGTTGTTCCATTATAAAACTTTAAAGAATTAACTGCCGTATTATAGTATATTGCACCCGCCACTGCACCAGAAGGATCTGATGACAGTGAAGGCGGGACAACGGGAGTTAAAAACTTTTTTGGCATTTTATCCTACTACTACCACTCTATATTGATTTGTTGTAGGAGCTACTGCAAACTTAATTGTTGCAGTATTTGAATCTGTATGCTCTACATCTGCCTCAACTTGAGCATATGGAGATGAATTATCAAAAATTTGAATTGTTACATCTCTAGTTGCAAGTCCATGCGATACTGTATATGAAGTTGCAGATCCATCTCCTACTGAAGATGATATCTTTCTTACTCCGTATCCATTTGCTGTATCAAATACTAGGGCTCCTGAAGAGAATGTAAACCCAGTTCCATTATTAATTCCAACACCATTGGCTGTTACTTCAAGTCCGTCTGATGTATTTAATTTTACTTCTACTGCTCCACCTGTATTTATAAGCGATGCATTTGTAGAAGATGGGGTTACATCTACGCTAAATTCAGTTCCATTTAAAGTTAATCCAGAACCTGCGGTAAATGTTCCAGTTCCAGAGAACTGTGTAAATGTTAGTGGTGTTGTTCCTAAAGTGATTGGATTATCTGTTGTTAAAACCCAGCCAGTGTTTCCGTATAAAGTTCCTTCTTCTACGAATGTGAACAACCCTGCAGTTACTTCTGAGCTAATATTTGCGTCATCGGCTCTTACTGCTGCTCCTGAAGACTGAACTACATAAAGACCATTGTCTGCACCAGTTGTTTGGTGCTTAACCAATACTCTGTTACCAGCTACAAGTGTGACTCCATCGATTACGTCTCCAGCTTCTAAAGCTGTAGACAAATCTACGTTTGTTGTAGTAGAAACTCTAACTGATTGTTTTACGTCTAATCCTTGTGATACAGAATCTACGTATGCTTTGTTTGCCGCATCTGTTGATGATGTAGGAGTTGAAAGATTAATAATCTTATTGCTATTTGCATCTAGGTTAGCAGATAAAGATGTTCCTGAACCTAATGTTTTGTTAGTTAATGTTTGTGTCCCTGAATTTGTAGTAACAGTTGAATCAATATCAATTGATAATGTTCCTGCTCCATCAGTATATGTTGCATCAATTCCTGTTCCGCCTAAAACAAGATTTCCAACGATATCTTCTACTCTTTCAGCATTTAATATTACATTGCCTGATGTTACTGTAAAATCTGTTGAATTAAAGCTTGCAACACCCTTATTGGATGAACTTGCATCTTCTGCAGCCACTGTAATCGATGCTCCAGAATGTGTTACATCAACGCCTTCACCACCAAGAATTGAGATTCCGTGTGTTGAGGGAGTAAGAGCTCCAGAATCAGTTGTAATTGTTTTAACAACTGTATCTTCTAGCTCTACGTGTCCGCTTGTTGTATTGAAATCATCTGAATTAAATGATGCAACACCTTTATTGCTAGTAGAAGCATCTTCTGCTGATACAGTGTATGTATTTGCTGTATCATCATATGTAACATCAATACCTTCGCCTGCGGCTACTACTGTATTAATAGAATCTTCAATAAATTCTTGAAGTCCTGTAACTTGACTTGTAGCAATCTGAATATTTTGTTCAGATGCTGCTGTTAAACGACCTTGCTGATCTACTGTAAATGATACAGTCTTTGCAGCGGTTGAACCATATGTTCCCGCTGTTACTGCTGTATTGTCTAAATCAAGTGTTGTTGTTCCAGCTGTGTCATCATATGTTGATGTTAGTGCTACTCCGCCAACTAAGGAAGAGCCAATTAAATCTTGAATTACTTCTGTTGATCCAGATGCTGGAACCCAGTTAGCTCCATCATAAAACTTTAATACATTTGAAACTGTATCAAAGTAGATCTGACCTGCCACTGGGCTGGACGGGGCAGAGCTTAAGTTTTGAACTCTGGCATTTTGGAGTTCATTTTTGTTTAGGTTAATTCCCGTTACAAATAATCTTGCCATTTTTTATTCTCCTTTATGACAGGTATGCTGTCCCTGCAAATGGTTGGGCCATTGTCAGTGTAATTTGATTAATACTATTATAATCTATTCCAGTCTCCAATACATCTCCAGCGCTAGTCTTGACTGTGACATTTGGATAGAACCCTAAATTGTGAGTAATCGATATAGAGTATATGCCTGAAACTGGGCCAGTAACTTGGCCTATCTCCCAGGAATTTGTTGTTGATATCTGCTTATTTAATATAAAGCTGTTTGCAATAAGCCAGATATTGTTTATTGGTTTTGGTCCCCAAAATCTTGTTGATACTGTATCAAAGTAGAAGTCTCCTGGAACCCCAGTATCATTTGATGGATTTCCAGATCCACTAATAATTGTTCTTCCAGGTGCTCCAGCCGCCCTTACGATTATCTGTGGATTTGTTTCATTAATAACTAAACGTGTTGCCATTAAATTGTTACCGCCCTATTTAAAGTCATAAAACCTTCAAGCAGTCTATATTTATTTTGGCTTGAATCTATAATAACAAGGTCGTATGCGGATTTTGGATAAAACATTTTATTTGTTCTGTCTGCTGAAATTGAAACATTAATTTTTCCTTGAGTTGGATTAATAGTTAGTCCGTCTACATTTGTAAGCGTAAATGCTAATTTATCTCCAGAAACATTTCTAACTTGCATTTTTGCAGTATATGTTTGTAATTGAATAGGGGTATCACTTTCATCTAAATATTGAACTTCAAATGAAAATGTAGCGTTTTGATCCACTTTAAAATTTTTCTGGGCTGCCATATTACTCCTAAAAAGGAAAACTCCTATGCCCATTTTAGCATAGGAGGAATCCTAATCTGTTGATAAATTATATTACTTTGTTGACTTAAAACCAAACTCTTTATTGCTTGGTGATAGGGCCTTAAGAATAACTGGAGCTACGGCTGCAACTCCACCCATCAAAAGGTCTCTTGGATTTGTATTGCCAGTCATATATAGAGCAATTGCTGCTGATAGGAATGCTCTTGCATATGTTCCCAGTGCTGCTAAAATTTCCTCTGTCATTGTTACTTTCCCGTCCTTGTTTAGATCTGCATTCATTTGATCATCTCCAATTTTGAGCATTGTGCTCAGAATTTTGAGGCCTAGACCCCAATACTACTATTCTACCATTAAGAGGTAATATCCACAATCTCGCAATTTCCGTCCGATGTGCATGCAAGGGTTTGTGTTCCAGAAGTTCCATCTTCTGTTTCATAAAATGATAGGTCTTCCCAGCGAATTTCTTTTGGCATTCTAGAAAGTAAATCTTCATATTCTTCTTTTGATACTTCCTGATATGGTGCCTGCTTATAAGTGTGGTCTGAATGAGGTAGGAATGAAATACCTGATACCTCATCAAAATACTTATATACCCAAGCGCCAACCTCCATCCATTCATCTTCCTTTACAGAAACAGTAATTGATGGCTTATGCTCACACCATGCACGCTGATACACCAACCAAATATTTAAATGTTCAATTGCTGTAATATCAGATCTAGTGATTGCACCTTCAGGTGCTTTTACTGGAAATGAAAATACATAAGTATCGTTTGGCTTCATTACGTCATCTTCTACAGGAATTCCGACTTCCTTTAAAAATGTAGAAATTGGATCTCCTTTTGAACCACGAACTGTTCTAATGTAATATGGAGAATGCCAAGCATGCATACCTGAAGAAACTCCTACTAGTTGCGAAACTGTTCCAGATGGCTTTACACATGTAATCGCTGCAGATTCTGCAATACCAAGCTTACCTGCTTCTTCTTTATTTACTTCTCTAGCTTTGTCTCTCATAGACATTAAGAACGCCTCTAGTGCAACAATATCTTCTTTGCCAGACATAAATTTATGCCCAAACTGTCCAGTTAAAGATACTCCAAGCAGTCGTTCTTCTTCTGTGTTGTCTTTCCAAATTTTACGAAGATACTTAAAGTCTGTAAGTGTGGACTGCCATGTTCCTAGGATAGTTGCCAATTCTATTTTTCTTTGAATATCTTTCTTTGTATCGTTTTCACGTAATACGACTTCTGAAAGATTACAAAACTGATAAGGACGTAGAATAATCTCCGAACACGGGTTTGTTCCATAATGAATTTCTGGGCTTCTTCTTCCAAATTTTGCCGCTTGAGCTTGCGCTGCTGCAACATTGTAGATACCACGTTCTCCAGACTTTGAATCATATAGAGACTTCCATTCTGCAATAAACTGCTCCATCTCTGGCTTGCGTGAATATGCAACAGAGTTATTTGATAATGCTCTTTGTGAATTTGCTTCCCACCAGTTTCCTGATTTTGCCTGAGCCATCTCAATATCATTAATATTTGAAAGGGAAATCATTGCTGATCTACGAACTCCGCCAACAACTACAATCTCTCCGATCTTACACATAATATCATGCGCTTCAATTGGCTTCAGTTGACGACCTGCTGCTGATTTAAACTTTGCAATAGTAAAATCAAAAAGATTGATGAGGGGTTGTGGTCCAGAAGAACGTCCGCCCATTGTCTTAAGACGTGCACCTGCTGGACGCAATCTACTTACATCAATTGCTGGAACTTGTCCAGCCCAAAGCATAGCAAGCAACTCACGGTATGCTTTTGCCCAACCCTGTTTAGAATCTTCAACAACAATTACTGTAGTAGACTTTTCAAATGACTCTGGGACGGCAGGAAGCTTATTAACATACTTATACTCAACAGAGAATCCTACACCAGTTCCACACATAAGAATATACATGGTCTCATCAAATGAACGTGGATTATCTACTGGAACAAATGAGCAGTTATATCCTGCTACATGATCACGATCTAATGCTGCACCAGCAGTCATAACTGATCTCATTGATGGCATTACATTTCTATCATACACAAACTGCTTTAATTCTTTAACTAACTTACTATCTGGAGTATAGTCATGATTTTTATCTAGATGATTTAACATAAAGTCAAAATAACGATCTACTGTCTCTCCCCATGTTTCTCTGCGATTATCTTCTTGAATCCACCTTGCATAACGAGATAACGCAATAAAGTTTTCATAAGGATTTTCAATAGCTCTTGACATTTATAGACACCTTTTCTTCCGCCTAACGGATTGATTAAATTTGAATAGGTTCTAATTCTACCAAAAGAAGTTTAGCGGGGGAAGGGCTTAGGAAAACTTTTTAAAGATGTCTTCAAAAGCATTATTGGTCAACTGCAACCAATCATAGTCTTCATGAATCTTAGTTGACTGAGCATAATAGTATCCAGAATATGCTTTAAAATTATTTGAAACATCTTTCATAGTCTCAACTAGGTGTTGATAGATTGGTTCAAAAACTTTTCCAGAATGAGGAAATGGCCAAGGTGAATCAATTAGTTCTGATTTAAGTTTTAATGGACCTAAATAGTTTTTATAATGTGCCCACGCCTCTGTGCACATTGTTGGCATCCCGCTTGCTAATGCTTGAAGCGGAATAAACCCAAAACCTTCACCATAACTAGGATAAACCAAAACATCGTGATTATAATATAAATTTAAAAGTTGTTGATCATTATAATCACTAGTAATAATTTTTACATTATCATATATTTCGTTTGGCAATCCAATTATATTTTTATCTATAAAGTTATTATACACACGAGTTGTATTATGATTAAATGCTTTTATTGTTAATTGATACTTAGGGTTATTCCCATATAAGAATACAAATGCGTCTACTACCATTTGTCCCGCTTTTCTTGGGGCGGGTTCTCCTAAATGAAGAAACTTAATTACACCATCATCTTCACGTTTTTTAGGCTTCCACATATGATCAATTCCATGTGCAAACACTTTAACATTCTTGTATCCATTATCTTCAAATACATTTGCACACCAATCAGATGTTGTCCACACTTCATCGCAATGCTTTAAATTTTCGTGCCATTTATCTGGAATTTCTGTAGACTCCCAGGGAGTATAACTAATCTGATACTGATTCCTATGTAGCTTATAAAACTCAGGCTGAGAAAAATTTAATTGAACTGGTGCTTTAGCATCTTGGAATGGTGTTTCGTGACCTAAATCATTTAAAGACTTTACAATATTCTTTGCGGCATAACCATATCCATTATTACTTCTAAGGTTAACAATAGGCGTAGATATAGATATTTTCATGGTATTTTCTGGTTGACCGACTTGACAGTAACTTACCGCCAATGTTATGATTGTAGTTCGTTATCTCTAAAGGAGGAAATGCCAATGGAGAATATCAAACAAAAGTTGAGTGATTTTGTTCATAGTTCAACTGTAATAGTAATGATAACATTGTTTCTATTTACAAACAATACTGTGATCCCCGCTCAAGCTTTAAAGGTAGAAATACCAAAGACAGAAATACAACTGAAGAAGCAAACGCTGGAAAAGTTCAGCACTACTGTATACAAGCCTTCACAGGCTCTTACAGACAAAGAGCTAGTTCGACTACTCAAGTCTGTAGGCTTTGAAGGAAACGCCCTTAAAATGGCGTGGGCCGTAGCCAAAAAGGAATCCAATGGACGACCAATGGCTTATAACGGTAACAGGAAAACTGGAGACAGTTCCTACGGAATTTTTCAGATCAATATGCTAGGTAACCTTGGCCCTGATCGTAAAGAAAAATTTGACCTGGATTCTTACTACACATTGTTTGATCCAGTAATTAACGCAGAGATAACGTATCATATGACTAATGGCGGTAAAAATTGGTCAGCCTGGAATGGCTTAACTGCTAAAACAAAGCAGTGGTTAAGTAAATTTCCATACTAGCAGAAGGAAATAGATGAAGATACAATATGTATCTAAATATATAAATCTAGCAGATGAAGGTCTTGCTCCTAAATTGGAATGCCCAATGGATCAAGGCCTTCTTCTGTGCAACCAGGATCATGAAGAAAATATATTCTTATACTGCCTTTCTTGTGAATACAAGAAAACAATTGGACTAGACCTTTACGATAAGATGAAGGCGGAGGTAATTAAAAATGACAGAACAACAATCAAGTAACCTTGAAGATAATCTACCAATGGTCAATTATATTATGCTTCACCGCATATATGACCTATTGACAATAATTGCAAATAAACTGGAGCCAGAAAAGACATCTAAAATGGTTGAATATCATGATGCTGGATATCTATTAGGACCCTCACCATCATATACCCCAGAAGATAATGAATAAATATATTTTGATTGGAACACACCACAAAAGTGGAACTGTGTGGATGGAAAACATGTTTTCAATATTTGCAAAATTTAATGGGTATGATTTTAAAAATATACACATAGAAAAAATAAAAGATTTGAATAAGCCTCATATTTTTTTTTCATATAATTCAGATTTTGATTATTTAAAAAATAGCTTTGATATATCTGAAAAAGCAATTCAAATAGTAAGAGATCCTAGAGATTTAGCAATATCTGGAGTTAAATATCATTCTAAAAAAAATCTTAATGAAGAATGGCTATATTTAGAAAAAAATGGGATGCCTTCATATTATGAAAATTTAAAATCAAAGGAAAGTTTTGAAGAAAAGGTTTTATTTGAATCAGAAAACATTACAATGTATAC